CGTCTTGGCGGCCATCGCCTCAGTGAATCGATTCATCGGCCCAATAAGGTCCCAGCCGAACTTGGCACTAATCCCGTCTCGGAATACCACTCTCACATCGTTGACCATCTGTTCTGTCGTCATCCTATTCTCCTTTCAGCCAGCCTAATAGGTGTCGTCTGTGAGTGCGCCTGAGTAGATCCACGACGCGCTGATAACGACAAGCCCGTCATATGCTGCGCCCTTGTGGCGATTGGTCACAATGGCGTTGACTTTGTGCCGCGGCTTTCCTGCGGCTGTGCCTTCCTCGCCCCACTCTAGCGTGCCTTCAGTTCCCGGCTTGATCGCGTCCCACAGAGTCGTGTCCGCCGCGGCGTGCTTGCCGGTGTAAGTCTTCCCCCCGCCCTTGAGCGTGGTCAAAAAGGTCCGGTCTACATCCGCGCCGGCGCTTTGCTCGACAGTCCCCATATCCTCATCAACATCGGCCGTCCGATAATTGACGGACAGAATGCTCGCGTCCCACAGGATATAGTACGCGCTGCCGGTGGTGCCCGTGCTGCTTGCTGTCATACGTCTCTCCTAGTTGTCTACCCGGATGCGATAATACGCACCCTCGTGCCTGATTACAGTTCCGTCATCCGATATTTCTGTCAAACTCACTTCATTCTCGCGCCGCGTCCAGATGTTGGTATAGCCTGTTGCGGTCAGGTCAAGGGTCTGCTTGTGGAGTGCGGTCTTGCACGCATTGTCCACAGTCAGCGCGCCACCCATACTGTCCGCGACGGCTTTCACCACGTATACTTCGCTGGTCAGATCACTCGGATAGGTATTCTCCGGACCCCCGCCAGCGTTGAAAAATACAACATACGGCCTCGCTGTGCCCTGCGGTGCTATGCCGTAGTAGATAGCCGTATCGCCGCCCAGCTCAGAGATGAGCGCCGTGTCGGATATTAGCTTGCTGTAGAGTGCTGCCCGAATCTCAATCATTCTACGCGCTCCGATTCAAATGTCACCGTGAAGACATCGCCTATGACGGTGTGGATGGAGTTTTTGTATGCGCCTGTATCAACAGCGGCCCGCTCTTTCCATCCACGCTCGACGTCGAATGCGGCCTTCCTGACGACCTCGCTCACTTGCTGGTCAGTGAGCTGATTCATAAACGCGGCGTCCCAGCCTGGACGCACGGCTTCTACAGCCGGGCTTGCGGCTGGTTGTGCCGCCATCTTGACCGTCCCCATTTCCAAAAAGATGCCATATTCTACGCCATCGGCAACTATCGCCGTGACCGCTGGACCTCCGGTGTTGGCAATGAGCCGCATTAATTCGCGATCATCTACTGTGATCGTGATAGTCGCCATTACGTCACCAGCCGCAGGTAGGCGTGCCTGGAAGCCCGGTGGCTCTGCAGATCATCCACGGCCTCGATCTCATACGTGACGTCGCTATGCTCCACGCGCATCGTGGCGTCAATCGCTTGATTGTATGGCACCGCCAACAGCCAACGCGTGAAGCTGCCCAGTTCTGCGCCGTCCATGCCCTCGGGTCGGCTGGACGCTAGCGCTGCCAGCCGGCACGCCACGTCCGGATAGGTATCTTCCGGCTCTTCAGTCCAGCCCCCGTAGTCGTCAGGGACGCGGGCGATGGTCCAAATGATGCATACATCAGGGAGATAGTCATCCGCATCGCTGCGTAGCTGTGCCAGTTCAAGCGTGCTCAGGCTCATAGTCCCCTCCGCTCAATCTCAGCCCTCATAGGTTCCAGCCGTTGCGCGGGTGGTCCCCCTCCGTGCCAGGCGCGTATCTCGCATTCCTGCGGATGGCCCAGACATACGGTAGAGTTCCAGACGTGCGGTAGATCCCGCACTTTCCCCGCCCACTCGGGTTCCAGTAGTAGCTCGTTTATAATGTCCTGCTCGTACCACGGATAGATGCCCGGATGCCGTGCCAGCACCTCGACTAGCCAGTCAAATACCTGCTGGCAGGTCCGCATTAGCATCACGCCGCAATTGAGCGCAGTCGGCGTCGTGCGCCCTGGGTGGCGTGTCATCCCTATGAGCGCATCGCCCAGGGCGTCACGCGGGTCAGCGTCCCCGACTGCCAGCGTGTCAGCGTCCAGCCAGACGACAAAACCAGCGTCGGGCCTGCACATTAGATCTATCAGCAGCGGCATCTTGTCCCAGCCGCCCCAGTCCGTGATAGGTGTCGCATTGCGCCGCACCACGTACTCGAAGCCGTGGCGGTCTGCATAGGCGCGATGTGTTTGCGCCACCAAGTCCAGGTGCGGCCAGTAGTTTTCGCGGGCCTGCTGCAAGATGTAGTCAGTCATCGCGCGGCCATTCAAAGCTCTCTCGCGTTGCGTCGGACTTGAACATGAACGGCACCTGCCGCGCGAAGCCCATCTCAGCGTAAAGCTCGGGCGTGAAGTGGATGCCGTATTGCCCGATACCCAGCGCCCGGTTTACGGCGCACTGAGCACGACACATCCCGCTGCGTACAATCGCCATCTCACGCCCGCCATCCTGCGAGCAGGCCAACCCCTCACGCATCCCAAGCCCGTCGAAGAACTCGCGCACCGGCCCGTCCATGCGCTCGATGTAATCCTCTTCGACGACGTAGGCGTGATATTCCATGTAGTAGTCACGGATACGCGCCCAGCGATCGGCGGTGAAGCACTCACACCACATATGATTCCAGGTATAGGTGATGCGCCCCAGGTTGGCGGCGTCATCGGCGTGTGTTCCGTAGCGTCGGAAGCCCGGATTGAACGAGTAGACGTCCGGGTGCTCCTCCAGCTCGCCATAGAGGATGCGCGCCAGGTAAAGCCAGTCAGGCGACAACACCACGTCATCCTCTAGCTGCATAATGCGCTCGTAGGTTGACGCCAGCGTGTCGGTCAGCTCAAGTGAGGCGATGCTGATGCCGACGTTCTGCTCTTGCGTGTGAATGTGCTTGTTGGGCAACCGCGCCCGCTCGAATAGCCGCTCGCAAGCGTCGATGTCTTTTTGGTAGGCATACTGAACGCCGGTAGTCTGATTGATTGCGCCATCCAGAAACAGATGGAACTCGCATCCGCTCAAGTCGGTCTGCATCTCTAGTGATATCAGCAGACGACGTAGGTATTGCGGTCGGTTGAATGCCAGGATGCCAACACCGATAGTCACGGGGTACCTCCCATTCGCTGTGTTAGATTTGGGTGATGTACGATCATCCCGCCTTCAACCTGCTCAGACCACGGTCGACACCAGCATTCGCCGTCAGATTCAGTGCGATGCTCAAACTGGTCGGGCTCCGGTGACACATGAACTACATGGCTATCATAAAAACTGGTCACCAACCAGTGCTGTTTAGTCACGGCAGCCTCCGCAGCACGAATTGCAGATTTGCGAATTGCAGTTCACTGCCCACCAGCTCCCAGCGCCCGCGCCCGTAGATGAGCGGGTTCGACCCTTGCGTGCCTGGGCAGTAGTAGTTGAACGATGCCGGTGTGAAGCCGCGCTTGTGCGTCGGGTCATCGTAGTGATTCGGCCCGCCGGCTACGGGTACGCGCACCGTCATCAGCCCGCCCACCTGTAGTACGCGCCAGCATTCGTCCATCGTGGCGGTCATATCGTCCAGATGCTCCAGAATGTCCAGCGCCAGGATCTCGTCAAACTCGCCATCGCCCCAGGGCCACGGCAGCATGTCCAGATCCCATAACACATCCACGCCGGGATGCTGCTCCAGGTCGACATTCACCCAGCCTTCACGGGCGTTTCTGCCTACTCCAAGATTGAGTTTCATTCCGTCACCGCATAGACACGAGTTGCCATTGTGAAAAAGTATTTTCTGCCACACTCAGGACATTTGAGCAGTTCACCGATATCTTTGAGGTGGCTTATGTTCGGCGCGGTCCACCATTCCCAAGTGGCGCCGCAAAGACATTTGGTGATAGGCAGGAACTCTTCATCGCCAAAGGCCACGCTCACAAGCCCAGTAACATCGGTGATCTTCATGCGTCACCCCACATCACCATCAAGCCGTTGCCGTCGCCCTTGGTCAGCATTGCTCTGCCTCCAACTCTTCCAGCAGAGGCGCCCAGTCGCGCTCCATCTCAACGTCGTAGTCAAAGTCCATCGCGGCCTCACGGCCAACCAACGCCAGATCGACGCGCTCTTTATCGCTCAGGCCCGCAGCCCAGTCCAGAGCGCCCACGATTCTATCGACAGAAGCCGCGCCGCGCCAGCCGCCCTCGGTCTCCCACACTGGCTGTGCAGGCTCAAGACACTTGCCGGCAAACGTCAGCTCAGTCATCGACGTGATGTTCTGTGTCACCACCGGTATGCCGCACGCCTGCGCTTCCACGATGGGGATACCGAACCCCTCGGCCTGCGACGGCGAGAGTAGCACATCCATCGAGCGGTAGATATTCGCCAGCTCGTTGTCGTCAATCGCGCCGCACCACATACGATACTGTGGCGGGAACATGATTTTGGCGCGGGCCTTGCGCTCCGGGTCGGGGTCGTCCAGGCTTGACCACGGGATGTGCAGTGTGTTAATCAGCTGCTCAAACTGGATTCCGCTGTTGCGCTTCGGCGTGATCGTCGCGTGGATGTACAGCATCCCGTCATTGCCGGCAGCTAGCCAGCGCTCCCAGGCAAGGATGACCTCTGGGAATGACTTGCGGCTGGGGAATGAGGAGTTAGCCGCCACCATCCCGGCGATAAACACGTCCGGCGATAAGCCGACAGCCTTGCGGGCCTCTTCCTTGTCACCGGGCGAGAATATCTCGCAATCCACGCCATAGGGCAGGTAGTGCGCATTCATCCATCCGTGCTCGATTAGCTGCTGTTGTGCCCATCGCGTGTTGACCAGCGGTGTGTGACAGCCGTCTATGGCGTTGAGAATTGCCTCACTCACCGGCTCTGTGTCCACCGGGAAGTTGGGGCACCAGCGGAACTTTTGCTGCCCCCAATCTTTGAGCGTCCACACGTCCTGCATCGTGATCACCACGTCAGCCTCGAAATCAGCCGCGTGATGCCCGATGATGTCGTTGAAGAACTGGTCTTTGCACGACGGGTAAAATTTCACCGGCGCACCGTTGATGTCAAAGTTCAGCACGGCGCCCTGGAAACCGTAAAACGGCGCCATCGCCAGCGTGTGTCCGGCCTTATGCAGCCGTGGGAACAGGTAGGTCCACGGCTTTCCGTAACCTGACGGGCTCCAGGGGGTCGCCCCGGTCACGAGCAGCCGGAGCCCTTTACTCGTACTAGTTTTCTTGCTCATATGTCCCCCTTTCAAAGAGACTTGGAATTATACGGGCACCGCATATTTGAATGATGGATCGTATTCGCCGGTTGTCTCCATATCGTCCGAGGCTACATCGTCCGAGTAGCCGTCCTTCGTGATCTGCCCCGCGACATACACGGGAATCGCCGTGCCGAACCTGGCGCGCCACTCGCTTGCGGAGTCCCGAAAGCCAGCGGCGATGTCGGTGCGGTTGAGGCTCAGCCCCTGCGTCTCCCTGAATGACGGGTAGCGTGTCCATTCAGCAGCCAGCCGCTCGAACCCTGCGGCCACGGCGCGCTGCCAGCTGCCCT